GCCCCCTGCTCGTAACGTGAGCAAACGGTCACATCTTGCCAACACGTGGAAGTGACCACCACCCACTGAATGGCCCGAAGCCCAAACAGTGAGAACACGTGCAGCCGGGTTGTAGCACAGGCCCCGGAATGCCTGCTGTGACGTGATGGGTTAGCCAGACCCAATATCGAGCGCACCGAACGCGCAACGCAACTAAACACACGAAATGGTTGAACGCGATAGAGGCTACAGGTGAAAACGTGGAAATGCGCGGGACATCACCGTGTTACCACGGCTTGCTCCTGGGTTTCCCCAGCCCACGGCTCCAACCACCGAAGTGGCCATCCGTTAACACCCCCGCTCCCGCTGAGTACGCCGCCAGAGGAGCGAACTCGTACGCGCTTACGTGATCCACAGAGTAGGAGGCCCCCTGCCAGAGCCATTTTAACCGCTTCACCATAGTTGGCGGCCACCCGAAGGCACTAGGGGGATTGTGAAGCCCTTAACCGCAGTCGGGGCACTACCAGGACCAACGCTCCCGGGCCAGGGGGTGTTTCATGCACCAGCCGAAAACACCATACCTAGGCAACCGCGAACAACCAATTCGCCGCGCGCAACGCACGACCGCCATCGACAGCGCAGATCACAAATGCTCGTCTACTACCCTCTCCACGGAACCAGGCCAGGCTGCAAACCAGTCTGGGTCGGGTGGTACGACGCCCTCATACTGGTAACCCAAACCAGCAAGAGACCGCCCCTCCAACCGGACCTGCTCCTCCGGGTCAACCCCGAAGGCGCGCCAAAAACTGGCCCTGGTATCCGCGTGCACAGGTAGTGCGCATTCTCGCCCCGCCAACCAAGCCCCAACGTAGAAGTAGTCCCTGTAAAAATCAGCTTTTACAGCTTTCCTGGTCTCCGTTGCCTGAAGTAGTTTGAGCGTCACAGCCTGCAAAACCGGGACTCCACGTGCAAGACTCAACTCACACATGGCTACACCCCTCAACCATAGGGGAGCGAACGCAGCGTGCCTCAAGTGGATGTGCGAAGAACACATACCAGACAACACATTGTTCAACTCCCGGACCATAGTCCACCCCCTCCCGGGGCCAAGATCAACGGGTGCAGACCGGCCGAACCTGATCTGCTCAATAATACGTACAGGGCGCTCGAGCACGACCTCCTGCCCTGAATGCCGTAGAGCCCTAGTTGGGAATTCACTGACTACCTCATCCAAGCGATCAGCTTCCATAAAGAGGAGCGCATTGTCACCGTCCACAGCCACATCAAAATGCAAGCCGGGAAAGCCCCTCAATACACCAACGACAACAGCAAGCATAAGCAACGAATTGCCCATGCCAGTGTTGACGTCACCAGAAGCACGACCGCCGGGACGGGAAAACTCCCAACCGCCCTCAGTGCGTCCCGAAAGACACTCCTGAACACGCAGTAATCTAGCCAAGCGCCTGTCGCTACCGTAGGCGCTTGTGTACACTTTGTGCTCGGCTTTCAAGGATTCGGTGCCAACATGGGCCTCGAACGCCTTGCCGTCCACTTCAAAGACAACGCATTCCCGGAAGTTCCTGAACTTTCGGACTATCACGTTGGCCCTCTGACGTGGGCTAAGACCTTTCATCACAACTCTGGTATTCGAACCGCCGAAGAGCCGCCTGGACGTCAGGTTTCCCCAAAGCCAGTGTTCCAGAGGCTTCAGCCAACTAGCCACCACCAAATTATACCTAGGAGACCTTGGGAAAATCATCCTAGGCTTGGTCAATTTGGGATGGTGGATCTTGTCAGCCTTCAAAAACGCTTTAATCTTGAAATCATGAGGAACTAGCCCTTCCTCATTCAATGACGTTAAAGCCTCGGCGTATCTACGGTGCAATGAACCACTATAAGATTGCACCGTTTCCAGCAAGCTCCATCTTTTCCCGCCGAACCCCATTGCAATGTGCCTAATGTCTCGAAAGACACGCAGCACATCATGACCTAGGGGAGTGTCCACCGGGAGTGGAAGGGGAGCCAGAGTACGCAGCCGTAAAGCTGCTTCCTCGTTGTGACTACAGCGAGCGTGGACACCGGGCAACCAAGCCCCCTCGGTGCCGGGCCTCCACGCTACGAACATTTTGCGTTTACCGAGATCT